TGGAACTGTGTCAGTACCCTTTGCAAAACCACCTAATGCAAAATGCTTAACTATTCCTCCCATAGAATATCCCCTGCCAATACCAGCAGGCATTGTGAATAGTGACTTTGGTGCTGGCTTTTTTGCTGGTGCTTGGATATTATCTGGTATTCCGTTTTTGTCTAAGTCTTTAGGTGCTGGAGCAACAGGTCTTGGAACCATTATTGGTGGGAATGCTTTTGCAACAGATCCCGTTCCTGGAATTCCAGTTCCTGGTACAGGTGTTAGCACTGTCTTTGGTGGTGCCTGAATAAGATCTGGAATACCATTTTTGTCATCATCTTTAAAACTTGGAGTTGGCTTTGGTGTTGGTATTGGAGGAAGAATTGGAGGAAGCAAAGACACACAGTTTCCATTTCCATCTGATTTTGTTCCTGGAGGACATGCTTTTGGTTCTGTTTTTACTGTTGGTGGAACGATAACAGTGGATGAAGGAGTACAGTTTCCATTTGCATCAAGCCTTGTTCCTGGTGGACATGTCTTTGTGTCAGGCTTTGGATCAGGCTTTGGATCAGGCTTTGGATCAGGCTTTGGATCAGGCTTTGGATCAGGCTTTGGATCAGGCTTTGGATCAGGCTTTGGATCAGGTGTTGGTGTAAACTTATATCCTCCACTTGGATCTATTGTTCCAGTATTTTGAGGGAATACATCTTTTCCACCGTACATGTCTATTAGAGTTTTATAATATGGCAATGACTTTTCAATAGAAGCAACAAAATCTTCTGCTCTAACTCTTGCAATGTCTACCTGACTTGCAATTCTTTCCCATTCGTCCCTCGTTTTTTCTGCAACCTTGATTCCTTCTATTTGCTTCTTAAGATCAATTTCTGCCAGTCTTATTTTATCTTCGTTAGGCTCTATTATTTCTTCTTCTTTTTTAAATATATCATCCTGTAACTTTTTAATTTCTTCTTCAAGTTGCTTTCTAGTCTTATACTTTTTATCGGTTTTGTCAAGACCAGTTACTTGACTCAATTCATTCTTTCTTGATTGCTCCAGGGCATCCTTTTGCTTTACTACAGCATCTGCTGCTGCTTGGGCTCTCATGTCTTGTGCTGCTCTTGCTGCTGCTGCTATATCTCCAGATGTTAGTGCTTCTGCTAAGGTTAGTTGTCCCTTTTGCTGGGCGTTAATGGCTGCGTTTGCTGCTTCTACCTTATTTAGCGCTTCAATTCTTTCGTCATATCTTTCATTAATTTTTTGCTCTTGATCTTCAATAGCCTTTAGTGCTGCTTCTTTGTCGTCAACATTATATTGAATTGCTGCTATTTCATTTTGTGCTTTTTCAATTTCATCGCTTAGTGTTTCAGTATCTAGTTCAAATTTTAATTGCAGTGCCTTTTCTTCTACATCAAACTTATCCATTGCGTCTCCGTAGACCTTATTAAATAAGTCTTCGTAAAGGCCGATAGTTTGTTTTAGTCCTGCAAGTCTTTCCTGGAATGACTCTATTGAGTCGCTTAGGGCTTCTTCTGCTTTTTCAATTTCAGCATTTAGTCTTTTTCTTTGGTCAGAGCCCATTGGTGCGTTGTTGCGTCTAGTCTTTAATCTTGCAAGGGCACTGGTTTGTGACACTATAGAATTTTCTAGTGCCTTAAGGTTTTCATCTGAGTCAATAGCAAATGCAGACAAAGGATCTGATTTGGCCATTTCCTTTAATCTTTTTTCTTGTACTCTATCCTTTTTAAGTTGAGCAGTATCTTTTTTAACACCCTCAACTGCTGCAGATCTTTCTTGTACTGCAGTCAAAACCTTATACTTACCAATTAGAGTATTAAGTGTTTTTTCATTTACACCGTTAGCAATAGATGCAGCGATTGCTTTATTAGAGATTAACTCGTAGGCATCTGCTACTGGAACTCCAAGTTTTGCAAGTTTGTCAAAAGCAAGACTTTGGTTTTCAATAGTCTTAAGTTGTGACTCCATATCGCTATTCCAGTCACCCATAGTGATTGAGTTTAGCGCTTCTTGAATGTTCTTAGCATCTTCTTTTAGAGCAATAATGTTTCCCTTGTTATCAAACTTAAACAGGGAGTTCTTTCTCTTTTCATATTCCTTTGGATCCATGCCAACTATTAATTCAATAAAGTCTTGACTTCCGCCCAAACCTCTTAGGTCATTTTCAATACCGCTAAACACATCTATGGTCTTCTTGCCACCGAAGAGGCCATCCAGAGCCTTACGAGAAGCACTCCATCCTTCTGTAACCTTGATCTGATTCTTTCTAACATCTCTTAGTTTCTTTACTAGGTCGTCTAGTGGTGATGACTGTACTTTATTTCCCCCGCCACGGTCGCCTCCAGTAGTTGCTGGTGCGTTTGCATTAATCTGTACATTGTCTGTAACAGCCTTATTTCCCTGAGCCTCAATATATTTTTGTACTATAAATGACTTACTGCCAGTAATACCTGCTCCACCCTTTGGCCCTGTTTCTTTTCTCCAAGCCTTGAAGTCTTCACTTTCAATGATCTTTGGTTCTGGAACATTGATTAGTGATGCAATGGTAGTCGTGTAAACCTTTTGCTGATCTTCAGTTAATGTATTAAAGTATGCCTCATCAAATGCGGCTGTTCCCTTAACCTCTGGCATAATTTCATATACAAAGGTTGCAGTTAAATCTTTTTTGCCTTCAATACTATCAAGCATTTTATTCAAAGAATCATATGCCTCTTGATTTTTTGGGTCTGTGTAGTAACTAACCATAACATCTGATGGAATCACTGCATTAAGGTTATTTAATTTAATTATGTTCTTTGCAAAGTCAAGAGCATCTGAGTCTTTTTCAAATGCCTCAACTCTTGTAATAAATGCTGTTTGAACTTCCTTGTTAACGATATCGTCTGCTCCAAGAATGTTTTGTGCTGCAACACCAATTGATTCAGATGTTGCTCCGCTAAACTTTGTAATAATTTCCATCATCTTTGGAGCAATATCTTCATTATCTGCTGCAAGGCCTAAAAGACTTCTAAAGACTGCAGGAGGAATATCACCACTTGCCATCTTTGCTTGAATTAAGAACTCTTGACCACTATCAATAAGCCCACCCTTTTGCAAATCTGCTGCTTGCTGATTAACAACATCAACATATGCTAACTGATTAGGGTCATCCTTATATCTTGCAGTGGTTGCTTTTTTCATTCCGCTTAGCATTGACTCTTGAAGACCACCAGCATTATTGTATTGAGAAACCATATCGGCTTGAAGTTGGCCATGTGCTGCAGTTAACTTATCTCTTTCTCCTACTGTTCCTTTTTCTTTGTCTCCTAAATACTTCTTCTCTAGTTCTAATGCTTCATTAATTTTACCTTGAAGTTTAAGTTCTTCAATTTTCTTTTGATAGTACATGTCAAGGGAGTCAAGCATTTGTTTATTTTGTTCTAGGGCTATCTTAGCATCTACTGCATATGCTGCTCCAAGTTTTCCTGCTTGCTCAGTAAACTTCTTTGATGCAAAGTATCCACCAATTGCTCCTGCTGCTGCGCCGATACCTCCACCTACAATTGCTCCAACAACATTTCCAACTCCAGGAACAATTGACCCAAGCACTGCACCTGCTGCAGCACCTGCTGCTGCGGTTGATCCAATTCCAGCAATCTGCATGCTCTTTTGACCAGCAAGTTTTGTTACAGGATTTGCATTATTAATATTCTTCATGCTATTTTCCATATTTTTCTTATTAGCATTTACCATGTTTATTCTAACATTGTATGGATCTTTTTCTAGGTTTTCTCCGTTTGGCCCCAGAAGTGTTTCTAGTTGTCCAATAACCTTAATTCCTATAGACATATCTCCAGCCTGTCGTGCAGCATTCATTGCTAAACTCTTTGCTTGTCCCATATCCATGGCACCAGACATGATTGCTGCTGACAGTTGTCCACTAAGGTCTTTTGCTGCTACATTACCCTTACCTGCAGCAGCCTGGTCTGAAATTCTTTTTGTGAGGGCTTTACCCTCTTTTGTGTCTACAAATGCTTCGCCGTAGGTTGTCTTTCCTCTTGCAGGCCCCAACATTGAGAAAGAGTTCTTTCTTCTTAAATCCATTTGCTCTGATGCAGTTACCTTACCACCAAATTCTGCAAGTGAGTTTACTGCAGAACTTGATCCTCTAAACTTTTCGTTTTCTTCTAAAACCTTGTTTGCTGCTTTGTCAAATGCCATTCTTAATGCAACAAATGATCCAACAGTTGCTGCTAAACCAACTGCAACTGCAGCCATTGGACTTTTCAGCATTGGAAGAATCATTGTAAGACCCATTAAAGGCATCATCAACTTTTGAGAAATTTCTCCAACTTTTCCTGGAGCCATTGAGCCGATCATTGCGGCACCTGATGCAATACCAAGTGCTCCACCCATACCCATGCCTGGACTCTTACCTGCTGCTGCCCTGTCTGCCCTTATCTGCTGTCTTTTAGCAATCGCACTTTTAAATCTTCCAGAGGCAGCGCCTATAGTCTTATCATATTTTGTTGGTCTATTTGGTCCAAGCATTGGCAACTGTGCATTTGCTGCTTCTATTGCTGCTCTTTCACTTATAATCTTTTGATTGTATGCTACCTTTGCTGCTATCTTACTTCTCTTCATTTCCCTTTGAGCATTACGTCTCATAGACTTTGCATCTGCATCGATTGGTCCCGTGCCGTATAGCGCTGTTCTAGATGCTGCTGCCTTAGCCTGTGTTTTTGCTTCTGCTCTCTGACGCTTTTCTAGTTGTCTACGTACTGACTTTGAATCTGCATCAACTGGACCTATTCCATAAAGCATGGTTCTTGAGGCTGCTGCTGCAGACTGAGATATTGTGGTTCCAATATTTGCACCGACTACTTTAGCCTCTGCAAGTGATCCCTTGGCACCTGCTACCACAGCATTTGCTGCTGCAGACGAATTAACTCCACCTGCATTAACTAGTGTTGGTGCATCAGAGTGTCCTGGTATTGTTAACTTTCCTGTTTTTACAGCAGGCTTTCCTGGCTTGACAACTTGCTCATTCTTTCCAGGAGCAGTTGTCATTACTGTATCTTTTGATCCACCTGAAGACTGAGCATTTTTAGGAAGTTTTTCCTTTTTTGGCTTTCTTGTTTTTTTACTTTTATTATTTAAAATTAGTTCATCTGGTGTTATTGCAACTTTGCCAGCCGTGGTATGTGCAGTATGTATCTTTTTCCAGTCAACATTGTTTCTAGCCTCTTCAAGTCTTTCTATGATAGCATTGTATGGCTTTGCGTCATTGCCTGTTAGTCCAAATTTTGCTATTGTTTCTCTAAGTTTAGGAAGAACACGATCTATTTCAGCAACCATTCTTCTTTGGTACTCATCTGGACTCATGCTTAATGCAATATCTCTAGTAGCATCAGCAAAAAACTTTTTAGCACCAGACCCTGCAACTCCCCCAACATTTATTAATGCTTGGTGGCCAACCGACTTTACTGCATCACTAATAACTCTTTCTTTGCCTGTTTTTTGATTGTATTGTGTTGCCTCATCATATACATATGCAGTTCCTACATCTGGAGCCTTTCCACCTCCAAGGTTTCCCTTACCTAGGTCTTTATCTCCCCTAAGTGCTGATGCGAGCAGTTGTCTAAAATATTCATCTTGTGAAAAAGTAAGAGGCATATTTTTTCCAGCAAACTTTGGATCAAATGCAGATTCTAGCGCATATACCAATCGCTTTGTAACTGGATCTTTTACCATTGTTAGTTTTTGCTCTGGTACGTCAAGGCCGTGAGCATCTCTTAATATAGTCGCTGCTCTTTGTTCTGCAAGAGCATTTTCTAGATTAATCATTGGCTTTACAAATACTTTACCCTTGCCATCTGCTGTTTCATAAACTCCAGTTATATGTCTGTGCTTAGGATTGCTTCGGCCAACATCTTTTATGTCCGTATCTTTTTTGCCGTAAGTAGTTATTCCTTCTACATCAGCAATTGCCTTGAGTGCTGCTTTCCTTGATTTGGCCTCTGCTCTGATTGTTACTGATCCAGAGTCTCCACCAGATCTTCCAGTGGTAAATGATCCATCTATCAAAGATGCATTGGTAAACTTTGTAGGTCTTTTACTAGGATCGCTTCTACTTACTTCTGGTCTGTTGTATGAAACAATATTTCCATTTTGATCTCTTACAACTTCTATTGGAAAGTTTGGATGATGCTGTATAAGTCTATCAATAGCAGGTAAAATCTTATTTGCATTTCCTGCTTTTGCTACTGCCTCACGAAGTTCTGCTGGGGTTGCTCTACGCTCATCATATCTGGTTGTGGATTTTACTGCTGCACCAATCCCATGTGGGTCAAGCATTCTTTGAATAATAGTTTTATTTTGTGGATCTCTTGCAAGGCCTCCCAAAATTCCTTTTCTAATTGATCCAACTCTACTATATATTGTTTTATCATTAATCTGGCTTCCGTCAGGCAGTATTGCTAATGAGGAAAGTAGGTTGGACCTAATCTCGTTTGAAACTCTTAATGCTTCGCCTGCACTAAGTTTTGATGGTGGATCCATTAGTCTTGCTGTCATTGTTTTTATAGACTCAGGATTTTTGATTGCTGCTTCGTATGCTCTTACATCTACAGTGCTCTTATCCATTGCAGTGTTCATACTTGCAGGAATATCAAAACCTATTCCAGTATACCCATAAACACTTGCTATGCCTCTTGCTTGAAAACCCTTTGCCTTATCGCTAAACTCGTTAGGAACATCAGAAGCATTTTTATATTCTATTGGTGCTGCAGCGTGAGCAAATGCTAATTTTTCAGATTCAACTGGTTGAACATTTCCTGATCCAGTACTAAATCCTTGAACTGTTTCTCCTGCAATCATTCTTGCAATTACTGGTCTGTTTGCTGGATCCTGTGCAGCCTGTGCTGGAATTACTGCTTCGCCAGGTGTAAGCATTGCTGGTACGGTGTCTTGATTGCCTATTCCTGGTACTTTTCCAGTTCCTGTTGAATACTTCTTTAGTCCTGGTGGAGTTTTTCCCGTACGAGTAGGACCTGTAAATCCTGCTTGTGCTGCAATTGCATTCCTATATGAGTTTGCTAACAAGTTTACTGCTGATGCTTCAGATGTAAATGTTTGCTTAAGTTTTTGGTGAACCTGATCAAGGGATGCTGCCACCGCTGATGCTTCTAATTGCTGCTGTGTTAAATAGTCTGTTTGCTGTCCTAGTACTTGAGTTGCTGAACCTGCTTTATTAAAACCAGCCTTCATTGTTGCAAATAATTTAATTATATTGGCAATACCGTTAGCAAGCAAACCGAATGTCATTAAAGCAATAGGACCAATTCCACCAAGTGCAACTGTCATAATCGTCAAGAACTTCTTGCTGCCGTCTCCAAGATTATCAAACTTTTCTAGAATCTTTGCAGCAAACTCAACTATTGGAGTTAATGCCTTTAGGAATTGCTCTCCTACTGGAGCAATCGCTACCTTTAGGTCTTCTATTGACTTCTTAAATTTATATGTTGTTGTGTTTTCAATCTTGTCTAATTCTCGCTGTGAAAGGATTGCCAACTCTTCTGTGGTTGCCTGTGCAAGACCTAAAACCTTTGATGCCTGTGTTCCTTGCGCTGTAACATTTTGGAACAGTGTAGAAAGTCTAGAGAACTGGAACTTACCAAATAGTTGTTCAATTGCTCTTGCACGGTTGAGTGGATCTAGTGTATCTAGTGCTTGTGCGAACCCTACTACTGTTTTTGTTACATCGCCCTTATTTGCTTCTACGATACCCTTGATATTTACACCAAGACCTGCTAAAAACTTTGATGCCTTTTCAGATGGATTAATTAAAGAGGCAAGACCAGACTTAAGTGCGTTAGCACCTTCTGATGCGTTAATTCCACCTTCCTTCATTGCTGTAAGGAAGAATGCTAGATCTTCTACATCTCCACCAAGTTGTTGCACAACTGGTCCAGCCTTTGGAATTGCAATTGTTAAGTCTTCAATAGATACAACAGTCTGGTTTTCAACAGAGTTAAGGAAGTCAATCTTCTTTGCTAAATCTTCTGCTGCAATTCCAAATGCATTTGTAATGGATATTGTAGTCTCAAGGGCTTGCGCCTGCTCGACACCACCAAGAACTGCAAGACGAGTTGCTTGTGCAACTTGAGCAGTTAATTCTGCACCCATCTTACCCATTGCTGCAGCATCTGCAGCCATCTTCATTGTTTCTTCTACTGCAACACCGTACTTGGTATACTCCTTTGCAAGGGTCTGAATTTGCTTAACCATTGCGTCTGTCTCTTCTGCTGTTGTAAAGAGTTCACCATAAACACGCTTAAACCTAATTGCCTGCTCTTCCATCTGCATGAATGTCTTTGCAGCAGTACTTCCAAGCATTACAAGAGGAACAGTAAAACCAACCATTAACTGACGACCTGCCCACTGGGTATTCTTACCGAAGTTTAGAAGGTTGGTTGATCCTTGTTTTAATAGTTGATTCAGAAGTTGTTGCTTCTGTGCTGCCATGGCTGTCTGTGTGCCAAGGTCTTTCATGTCCAGCGCTAAAGGTCTTACAGCAATTGCCTGTAGAGCACCATTCGCTCCACGACCCAACTTAATATATTGAGTCTGAATATCCTTTACACGCTCTCGTGCTACTTTATTTATTGTCTCAAATTCAGACCTAAAAAGTCTACCGAAAGTCTTTGTTGCTGCACCAGTATATCTAAAATATTCTCTAGATGTTAACTTGTTTTTTTCTAAGGCATTAGTAAAGGACTCTGTACTGGATGTTACTGTTCGCATAGATGCTTGGAATTGTCCAGTTGCATTTATACTGTTCATCAAGTTTTGTGCTTGATTTGCCGCTACCGCTGCTGCTGCGGTACCAGACTTTGACATCTGTGTATGGAAGGCTGATATTTGACGTTGCAGAAGTTTTAGACTTGCTAAAGCATCAGACGTATCAATATTTACATGAATATTGGATTGAACATCAGCCATCCATTAACACCTCTTATTTAGTTATTTACAAGATTGCCAAGTAAGGATGCGTCTGAAAGTCTAATTCCAGATGCCTCTTCTACGATCTTGTATACTGTAGGAAGGTCCATATTTTCTTCTAGGGCTTCCTTGTCTTCTGCCAACTCTGGCTTGTATTGTTGCATTGCAATTTGAACACATTCCATTAGAAGGTTCATTGATTTTTCGTTATCTTCTGCTACCTTTGCGATATCTTCAAACTTCTTCATAAATGGACGAAGTAGTGATATCTTAAGTGGTCTTACCTTGATCTTTGTTCCGTCGATCAGAGTTACTGTCTTTTCTTCAGTGGCGGTTGCCATTTATTCCTCCTTATAAGGTTTAGTCAATTATACCATAGCGAAGGCTTATTTTTAGCATTAATATGTTTCATAATCTAAGCCCATTCCAATTCCAAATCCAGCCCTTTCAGCGTTTATTCCTTGTAGGGCTAGAATATCATTTCCATCTGTTGTCTTACCCTTGCTAAAGACTCTGGCCTTCATATCTTCCCATTCATTTCCACCACCAGAGTTTTTGTCTAAATCTACGCCCTGCATCGCTGCAGCGAACTTTTTATCACTGTAGTCTAACTCTCTCTTTATTTTAATTGTTGCAGTTAACTCTGGCATAGATAAAGACTGTTCTAACTCTTCATAATCTTTCCAAATACCAATAAGAAATGCCTCCGACTCTAACTTTGCAAGGTCTAGCGTTTCCCAAGATGATCCGCTATCAACTGCTTGCGACTTTACTGTGTCATCAGATTTTTCATTAACTTTAATACCCGCTGCAATATCTATAATCTGATAAATAGTTGGCAAGTCTAGACTATCTTCTAGATCATCTACTGTTTTAATTTGTGGAGCATACTGCTTCATTGTTATTAGGGCGCAGTCTACTAATACAGATACTGACTCATCATCTGTTTTTGCCTCTTTAATTGTTTCAAATACTTCTAAGAATTCCCTAAGATATTTTATTTTAAGTGGGGTAGCAACAATAATAGTCCCATCTACAAGACTAAAGTGTTTTTTATCATAAATGCTTGTTGCCATTATATAAGTATACCAAACAGAAAGGCCCAACCCCGAAGGATTGAGCCTCTCGTATATTAAGTTGTATTATGCTTCTAGTGAACGGTCTACGATCTTACCGTATGAAGCGTTGTCGTTTGGAAGAAGACGGAATGAAACTTCAAACATTGTTGCTTCATCACGCTTTGCTGATACTGTAACATTCTCGATTGAGAGTGCACGGTATGCAACATAGATTCTTTCCTTTGGCTCTAGAGAAGAACCAGAACCTGGTCCTACTGCTACGAGTCCACGCTCTAGTGGAACGTCACCGATATCACCAGCAGACATCTTCATTGTCTGAAGACCTGTTGCTGTTGTTAGATCTGTGTCATTTCCTGCAATTGCTACTAGAAGGTTTTCTAGTGTTGCTTCTGCGAATGCAGTGTTTAGATTAACTGTCATACCTTGCTTGAACAAACGAGCAACGTCGAGAAGTTGATCTACTGCTACTTCGCCGAAATCAGGCTGGAATGCGAGTTCCAAACCGTTAGATGTGTATCCGATATTTGTGTACGCTTCGTCTGATGACAAAGTGTCCTTATAGGATGTTGCGGATGCTGTCAATGCTGGAAGATCTGTCGCTGCTTGAGTGTCAGTAATCTTTCCAGTTAGTGTTTCGTATCCGATTGGACCTGCGTCATGCGTAAATAGTGCTGCTGCACCTACGATGATGTTACTACTTGAACCACGGCTATATGCCATATTTCTCACCTCTTTCATTTTATTAAAAGGGGGTTGTTTCCTCGCTTTAATTATACATGCCGTTTATTATGCTGGTAATTCTAGTGGATGCCAGTCGTAGTCTATAATTATCTTATTCCCCGCATAAGTACGGGCTGTGCCAAAGTCTACGATATCTCTGGTCTCTTCTAGTTGGTAAATCTTAAAGTTATGGAAGAAGCATGGCTTGGACTCTATTGTGCCATAGTCTAAGTTTGCTGTAGCCCAATCATTTAGGTCTTTTGCTGAATCATCTCCGTTGTCCAAAAGGTCGCTAATCTGTTGCTGTGTTATTACCATCTTTGTTGTTGCATTCTCTCCTACTGCATAGAAGTAGTATAGAAGTTGTTCACACTTTATATATGGGAAAGGCATTCTTCTCATCTTAAACATTCGGTCATAGACAGCAAAAACCTCATTGCTTTGTGGAAATGTTGTAGTTAGATTTTCAATATCTGTTGGAAGTGTTGGAAAGAAGTATGTTGTTCCTTGAGAATCAAATCCAGGATCGATCATTGCTGATAGGTATGCATTAATGATAGTTGGTGGATGATGTATAAGAGCCATTATGCACCTACTCCTGCGTTAGCAATCCAGCGATATCCAGTAGATAGGCCCTTTGTTCTGCCCATTTTCTTTCCTGCCTGCATATCCTTTTTGTAAAGAATAGGGTTTTCAAGATACTGTGCAACACCGCTTACTCTTAAAAATGCTTGAGAAAAATATCTATTAAAGAACATATCAAACACTTTTTCAAAACCACCCTGTACTTCTGTTCCTCCAGGATTGTCGACCCTTACTGGTCCTTGTGTAAACACTGTTTCTCCGTTATCTTCAAATGCTAAAACCTGAGCAGCCTTTGGTCTAATTGTAACTGGAATGCCTTCTTCCATAATTCTAGCCTTATCATAAAACGGAGTTCTTGATCCATTTTTAACTGATGTTGATTGGCTAAATGAGGATCTAAATGATAAACCAAGGTTGCTTGTTGTGTAAGATATGTCATATAGTCTTGCACTTGGGCTTCCAGTCTGATTCCATTCGTATATATGATGCAACATATCTGGGTTAACTCTTGCATTAGAATCGATAAACTGCTTCATTAACTCTACCGTTTCCATTCCCATTGTTTTTAAAAATACTGTTTTTCCTTTTTGAACTCCCTCTAAAAATCCAAGAGAGTAGTTGACTATATTATTCATTTCTTTCTTAAACTGATTAGAATTAAAGACTGCTCTCATACGTCACCCGTTTGATTTTCTGACCTTCTGATTATCACCTTGTATGACTCAACTACTCCAAAAGGACCTACGAAAGGCTCGTACGTGGCTATCTCAAAGAGGGTGCCCTTGCCAGATCTAGGTCCAGATGTCTCAATATAAACAAGGTTGCCTTCTTGGTCTCTAATGTCTGTTATTAGTATATTGGTTAAAGAGTTTTTGTTATCACGAGAAGATATTCTAAGATCTGACTTTGTTCTTCCAACAAGTATTGAGTTTTGTGTTATATTTACGTTTGGCTTTATTTCTTCTTTAAAAGCAGAACCTCCTGCTGAAAAACTACATGCAAATGTTCTATCTAAAATCCACTGCTTTTTAATTGCACCAAAGTCACCTTGCTCTACTATTGGGTGATACACAGAGGCTTGCATTGGAAACATAAAGTCTGGAGTTTCGCAAACTGTCATTACAATACCCCAATTTTTGTAATAGACTTGACATACTTTGAAAGTATCTTGTCTATAATTATATTTCCTGTTCCTTCGAAAAGACCCTTATCAAACTGAATTCTGTATTGATCTGTGTTGTAAGAAGAAATAAATCTTTTGTAATAATCTAGTTTACCGCACTCGATGTCATGAATAAGCATCTCTGTTGCTCTGACTATGTCAGATGGAACCGCTGTGTATCCGTGCTCTACAACTATTCTATAGTCCCAGGTCTTTCCAAAACCTCTGTATATGAATTGAGGATCTAAAGAGTCTGATGCTGCTGCTGGTAATACTAGTGGTGCAGATTCTGCACGGTTAATGTTGTCTGTTGACTTTTCAATGATTGCTGTTTTATCTGGGCTAACTTCATACTGTCTATCCTCTACCAACATATTGTTTTCATAAACAGCCAAGACCTTTTTTACATCATCCCAAATTGGTAAGTAATCAGATCCACTTCCCTCAAACTTTAGAACCTTTTTCTTATAATAGAATCCATCTGGAACAACTGAGTCGATTACCGCTCTTGCAATTTCTTCATTAATAGCGTAGGCTGCTATATCGCTTGCTGTTGTTGCTTTTGTTGATGGGTCAACATATGGCCTAACTATTTCATATGTTTCGTCTTGTAAAATTTGTTCATCTGATGTTCCAAGATCTTTAACAATCTCAACTCTGTATGAAGAGTCATACTTGCCTGGCAAAGAAATTTCTAATGTTTCTCCAGATGAAGACTCTGTAAAAGTTGATGTTGAAATTGAAAGGTCCGCCATATCCGTTATGGTGACAGTTATATCTGCATCTGTAACTCCCGCTGGAATTACGAAATTAACAGGTACTTCTGCATATGGCGAAACTCTCAATATCTCCATAATTATCCAAAAGCCTTCTTGACTTCTTCTGGTGTAGCAATACGGACATGTGATCGTGAAAGCCACTTGTCTGCTTGTGCTTTTGTAACAATATTGTAACCCTTAGAAATTGCACCAACTTCTTCCCAACGAACGCTCTTTGTTGAGTGAATTGCAACCTTTTCTCCAAGGTCTGCTTCTGGCTTTACTGCCTTGCTTGGGCCGTCTGCTGCCATTGATCCAATAGCACCTGTCTTTGTAAATCCTAGTGACTGAACTGGTTCTTCTGCTGCAGGTGCTTCGACTACTGCCTCGACAACTGGTGCTTCTGCAACTGGCTCTACTACTGGTTCTACTGTTGGTTCTACTGTTGTCTCGACAACTGGTGCTTCAACATGTGCTTGTTCTTCTGCATTTTCTGCTGAAAACGGATTATTGTAATTATTATTTTCCATTGTATCCTCCTTGTTTGTATTATATCATTAAAGTATTAAGGGGGACAGGAGAGTGAACTCCCGCCCCCCATTAAAGGTACTGTTACAGATTACTCATCTGATGCAGCGTCAGCGAATGCAATTGCATCCTCTTCTTCCCACTGAATACCAAAGCGGACGAATACTGTGTACTCAATTGTGTCCTTCTTTGCTACGTATTCACGGTTTACAGTGATGTCACGCTGGAATCCCCATACACGGTTTGCAGGGAATGTCAAGTCGATATAGCCTGCTGGGTAGTAAGGAACTTCCTGAACTTCGATTCCGAGAACACGAGTTGTACGTGCTCCACCGAATGTCTGTCCGATACCATCAAGGTATGACTGACGGTTTGCCTGTGTTGATCCTGGGACCTGTCCAGCAAATGCTTCTGCAACTGCATCAGCAAGTGTACCGTTGTTCTTAACGATTCCACCGAATGCGTCTGTACCTGCGTAGAACTTAAGATTGTTCTTAAGTGCACGGTACTTACGTGGCATTGCATTGATGATGCCCTGCATTACATCAGGTGTCCAAGCATTATCTGCTACGGTTACTACTGACTCATGTGCATCGTTGTTGTTCTTTACCTTGTGGATAAAGCCTGGCATGATTGACAAGAATGATCCTGTTGATCCATCACCATTGATAGCGAGATCTTCGATATCGTTTGCAAATGCGTTGGTCATCAAGCGTACCAAGTGATCTTCTAGAGCGTCACCTTCTACACCATCTTCCAATGATTCTGCTGTTACTTCCCAATCAAGACGAATCTTCTTGGTAGTAAGTTCGACCTTAGAGAATGTTGCACCTGTGTTTGTGTAGTTACCAACTGCTTGCGCTGCTGCACGAATTACACGCTCACCGACGTTTACCTTCTCAAGTTCCATAGAATTAGCCTTCATTGTTACACGACGGCCATCCTTTGCTAATACTGTTGCATCCCAAACATAGTCGATAAAACGACGTGCCTGCTCAGGGCGCAAAATTCCAGAAGCCGCTGAACCACTAGGGTTAACAGCGTTTGCTCCGCTTGTAGATCCAAGAGTTGCTGTTGGAATGTTGCCAAGTGTATCTGCACCTGGGTTTGTTACTCCACCAATTCCACCTGATGCGAAAGCACCTTGACCCTGGTAAAGTCCTGGTGCTGTTCCACCTAGATCTCCACTAGCGCCTGGCTGGTTTTTGATTATTTCTTCTGACATATTGTCACCTCCTAGTGATTTGTTCATTTGAATAGATCGGCTGTTTTGAGGAAACTACCGCCCCATAGGGATTTTTCAACCATTTCAGGCTGAGACTGGAAGATATCGCCGATATCTCCAGACTTTCGGAATGCGGTGTCTGCTTCCACAGCGTCTACTCGTTTTCCAAATTCATTAAATTCACTTGATACTGCTGCAATATCCTTTGCAACTGCTGCAAATGAATCCTTTACTGTGTCAACATCTACCTTTGAAGACTTGAGAAGTTCTACTTCTGCTTGCAAAGATTTTACTGTTGATAATAGATCGCTAAAGGCTGATGTTAGATTATTCTTGATTTCTGCAATTGCTTCTACAACTACATCATCTGACTTAGATACATCTGCGTCTGTGTCTGCTACCTTTTCAACTGACTCTGCAACTGGTGCATCTTCAGTAGTTTCTGCAACTGCTTCGTCTGACTTAACAACATCTGCTGTTTCTGTCTCTTCTGCCTTTGCAACTTCTTCGGTAACTTCTTCAACCACGGCATCTGCCTCTGGAGCGACCACAACATCTTCAACTACATCTGTCTTTTCAACTTGTGTTTTTGATTTTGTCATAGGTTGTACCTCCTTGTTAATCTTAGAAGTATTAATGCCTTTAGCACTATCAACTAAGAATTTTATCATTGTTGTTTTTTCATCATCCGTTTTTTCAACGAACCCTATATTTTCCATCTGCTCTCCAGTAACGGGGCTAAGTTCTGACTCGTTTTCAGATGATATAACAATTCCATTTTCTTTATCGTAAAAAACATTTTCTAGTACTGTTGAATCTGCCTTGATAACGTCTACGCCATCAACCTTTTCAACTGAAACAATATTTGCAAACTGATTTGCTGGGGAATCTACAAGACTCAACTCAACTAAATCATAGTCCTTAATAATTCTAATTTGTGAGTCTGACTTCTCATCATAGCCATCGTCCCACTTATTCATTCTTCCGCCAATAGAAAAACCAGTTAGAGTTCCATCTAGAACTTTCTCCCAGGTATCTTGTGCGCCCTTTGAAACATATGCAGAAACGAATACGCCCTTATAAAACTTCTTTGTCTCTGGATCAAAATACTTATCTTCTTTAAAGTTAACCATCTTTCCTACTGCTAGTGGCTGGTGCATTTCTCTAATGTTTCCACGAAACTTTGCAAACGCATTCATTGATGCTTCTGATGTAACAATATCCATCTGCTTGTCAAGGTTGTCTAATGATGCAAAACCTGAAACGATACGACGCTCTTTGTCTACCTTATTAAAAGGCATTGAAAGACGAAGATTTTCCCCATCTGAATTCCAATGGGCCTTGGATATATTGCTCACCATTATATTATAAACCCCTTTTTGTACATATATCACATATTGGACATATTGGACATTAAGGTGTTTGTCGTCCCTCTCCCTTTGGTGCTCTGCCAGCAACTGTTGAAGTGCTGTCAGAATTACTGTTGGTTCTTTCGGCATCTCTTGACCTTGTTGTTCTTGCCTCTGCTGCAGATGCTGGACTTAGGTCTAGAACTTCATCCCCACCATCTCTTTGTGGCATATCCAAAACGACTCTTGCTTCGTTAGGAGTCATGATCTGATTCTTAACATATCTTTCAAGAATCTGAGACTGTGCAATCTCATCTGTTAATGTTAACTCGTTAAACACAAACTCAATAATGTCTGTCTTTTCACGAATGATCTTGTTGATCATTTTTTCAAGTTGTCTTTGTGCTGGTCTTGCAACCTGCTCCTTAAAGGTACGATCCTGTGCAAGTGCTGCTGCAATAGAACCAGAATCGCCACCTCCAAGTTTAGACAATGGCACTTGATGTGCTACTAGGATATCATCACGGTTTTGCTTACGATACTCTTTAAATGAGCCGTCCTGTATGCCGTCTTCGATGGGCTCCATCTTGAATTCAACTTTGTTGTTTTCGCTATCACCTGGAAGTGGAATATATAGCGTTCTGTGAGACTGCCCTCTGAGACTTGTTTGCAAGAATCTAAACATCTTGTCTTCTGCATCTCCAGAAAGTTTCGCACCTTTTAATGTTACAACGTATCGTGGAACTGCCTTGTTTGCAAAATAGTCAATGTTGTACTGAGAAGCAAGAGAGTCTCCATGTAGTGAGTTAATTGCCGACATAATGTCTGGCACTCCGTAGAATGTGTTTAGAGGTGAGTACTGCTTAAAGTGAATAATCTCGTTTGGTCTAGAATCTGTGGTTAGTGGGTTTTGATTCTTTGCACCAAAGTTACGGAAGTAAACAATCTTGTTTCCAATAATTTGAACATAGCCGTCTTTTAGTCTTCTTACTCGCATTGTTGTTGATGGTATGTGTCCAACGTACCCGATTTCTCCACGGGTTGTTCTGCCAATTTCTAAGTAGCCATTTCCTGTTGACTGAAGATCTGTATAAACCTTTTCCATTGTGGCTGTAAAAGAGTCATCGTCATTAAGAGACTCTAGCCAGTCACGCATTTCAATCTTGGCTCGTTCAATTCTTTTTCTTGCCTTTTGAGTTGCGCTGTTATCTTCTGATGCTTCAAGTCTCATCATTGTTCTTGGAGAAACCTTGAACTCATATCCAAGACCTACAATGTTTTCTACCTTAGCATCTATTGCTGCATGGTTTGCAAATGATGTGTCGTAATAGTTTGCTAATTCATAAAGGTTCCATGGTGGTGTAATGACATCGAACATTCCGTAGCCGTTTACATATACTAACCCTGGGTTTATTTCTTTTGACTGTGCTCCATCAATACCGCTTTTTCCAGCCAATGCTGCGGTTGTATATTGTGTCGTTGGCTCAACCATCTTGGTTGACATTCTACTTGTACGTCTTTTAAAGTTTGCGTCTAAGCCGTCTAAAGTTTTTAGTGTTTCCCAGTTTCCAGTAAATGGATCTGACTTTGCAAATGGCTCATCTTTTTTTGCTGCATCATCAATTCTTGCACCGATTTCGTATTCATTATATTCCATGATTAATCCTCGTCACC